GTTGTAGCACCACGCCAGGCTGTTCGGCCATTGTGCCTAAAGCCTCGGATAGGTGCAAGCAAAGGGATGTTGCCCTGAATCCTACGACCAAGGGTGTCACCGGCTCGCTTCATGAAGGCCCTAATCTCAAAGAATAGGTCTTTATCAACATCGCGGATCTCGGCAAGGGTTTCCCTAATGCCGTACACCTCGACTGACATACTCTTTATCATTATTGCCTCATCTGTTCTGCTTTGCCCTTTAGATACATCTGCATCGTAAAGAGCATACGCTCGGACTCTTGTAGTAGAGCCGAGGGTGCAATCCCTGTTTCACAGGCCAAGTAAGCGATCAGGTAGTGCTGGCTAGTAGCTCCTAGCCCCTTGATCTTTAGACTTTTGGGTCTGCATCATCGCCTGAGATTGTGTCCAGAGTTTCCACAAAGTCCTCAAAAGACTTGTCAGTCCTTTTGGTTCTGCGGAGCGAGTTCCAAACAATGAAGCTCAGGTAGGTTAGGCGAGGGTCCGACTGGATAGTCGTTATGGCCAAGTTGTATCTCTCCTCGAAGGCAATAAAGTCTGGGGTGCCAGTGACAACCTTTTCTTTATTACCATCCACAAACTCAACTATGAATGGGATTTGCATGGTCTTAGATTGTTGACCTAGTCAATGCACCATTTAGAGGCCAAGTCACAGATAGCGTGGCTAGGTCCCCGATTGTGGAATTGAAGGGGGAATACTGAGTCACAAGGAAGTTTCCAGTAAAGGCAGGGTTTGTTGCACTTGTAGCGGTTCCTGCTGGTCTTACTGTTACTGTGGCGTTTGTGCCTAGTAGTGGGTAAAGAATGGTGTCGATAGCTCCTGCTCCGAAGTCCTGGTGGAACTCTAGAGTGATTGAGCCAGTCTGCAATCCTGCGATTGCTGTACGGAATGTTGCACCAAAAGCGGTAGTGTCCTGAGTTTCTACTTCAATCGGCAATTCAACCGATGCAAGTGAGGAACTAAAGTCTGTGCCGTTGATTGTGACATTGTAGTTTGTGGCGATGAACTTTGGCATTGTTTGTTTTTCTCCTAGTCGGCAAACACATCAACAGCGAACTCCGCTGCTAGGTATGTGCCTTCGTTTAGCTGGATGGGGGTGTAATTTCTCATTTCAGTCACTCGGCAATCGTAGGCATTGCCACCAAGTGTCTTATCTGATTCTACTGCGTTCTTGATACTTGATGCCCCTGTGGATGAGCAGTAGTTGTCAAGTGATCGCTGTGCTGTTCTCTCATCGGCTCGGCCAACGATAACAACAACGACAAAGCTGTATTTGGTTAGACCCTTAGCCATCGCCTGGTTGTATTCAACTGTGACAGGTCTGACTAGGGCGATAGGTGGGTTCGGGTTGTCCGGCATCTCTGGGCTGGTTCTGAGCCCTACGATGGTGCCGAGGTTGTTCGCAATAGCTGTCCGTAGGTCGGTAATGCTTGCCACTATGCAAACCTGATTCTGCGTAGTGGATCTACAAGCTGTGCAACATCTGGGTCGAGTCTGTTGCTGATTCTCATTATCCCGATGTCCGAAACTCCGGCCACCCCCAAAGGCGAATCGAGCCGTTTATAGATTCTTGAGGCCTGAATGACTGTTGCCTGCGTGACTGAGATTGGCACCTCAGCCCAACCCCAAATACCTGTGACCTGGACAGTTGCCTCTTGCTCAAACTGGCTGAATAGATAATCGCCAACAGCTCTGATGCTTGTGAAGGATGAGATTAGTCCGTCAGCTCTGCCGTTTAGTGGCTCGAGCTGGTAGTCGGTAGAAGTCCAAGTTGTGTCAAAGTTGCTGTCATCATCGGTCATTGTCTTTAGGGTTGTCAGGCTGATTAGATCGTCAATCTCGGTGACAAAGCTGTCGCTAGGTGTAAACACTCTGACTGCCGAGCCGGATGAATAGAAGTTGCGGTTGGCGTATCCGTCAATGGCCCTAGAGCCCGACTCAATAGCCATCTCCAATAGTGCGTCATCAACGCTGTCTGTGATTCTGAGTGCTGCTTTTACCTGAGCCAAGGTGGCGTAGCCGTTAGTGATTGCCATAATTGTCCTAGTCTATCCGCTAAAAAGCATACTCTCTAAAGACCCAGCTCTTGCCTTACTCGCTCGATGTGTGCTCTGCCGATGGTGTCATTGCTAGATGGTCTGCCAACCCCACTCATAGTGACTCTGCCGTACCCTATGTCACAAATAGCCCTGACAGTAGAAGCGTGATAAGGCTTTGCACCTGCGGCAACACATCTAATGTAAAGCTCCCAGTCATCAAAGATAGCCCCTTTTGTGTGTCCACCTGTTTTCTCCAAAAGCTCTCTTTTGATTGGGGCACTGCCTGGGCAAGTCATCCTGTTAGGTATCTCGCTGGGTATCCACTGACCTCCCATTATTGAGCCGTCATGCTTTAGCTGCAACTTGTCAATGTAAATGTCACACCCCTCAGCATCAGCTTTGTCTAGTTCATCAAAAGCACCTGGCAGATACCTGTCATCAACTCCACAAATAGAGATCCAGTCTGTTGTTTGAGCTGTCTGTATGACCAGCAGAAACTCTGCAAACTCGCCCTCCATCTCGATTGTCTTTGTTATCTCTTTATACTCCTGCGGAATAAGCGACTCAACCAAAGCTTTGTTTTGAGAATCGTGAGCAACAACAATTGCATTGGGTTGCCGGTTCAGTGACTGGACTCCTTCCCAGTAGTTAGGTAAGAACTCGCCATAAGTATTGCCAAATAAACAAACCCCAAGGCCAAGGGTTAGTTCAGAACTGTTTGCCAAAATAGCTCCTTAGAGTTAGTGACTAGCTCGGTTAGGACTTGTGGATCACGCCAATTTGGTATCGAGCTTACTCCAGCTAAGTCGTTTGTGTGTACCTCACAACCTGACAGAACTGCCTCGATGATTGTGCGTGGCTCGGCATCAAAGGCCTGTGGCAAGAATACAAAGTGTTTGGCTCTACTCATAGCCTCTAGCACCTCTGCCCTTGTCTTGTCGTGCATCATTATCAGCTTGAGGTTTTCCTCTTGTGCCCATTGGATTGCTTGCTCTGGACCCTTTTGAGGATGCCACCTTGCAGCCCATAGTGCAAAGTCCTCTTTGGGTTTTGAGGTAAACAGGCTAGGGTCGTGAGGGCTAATAATCCAAGTGCTTGACTTTGGGTTAGTCCACTCAAGCTCAAGCTCTAGGTGTCTTGGGCTGTGGCAGATAAGTGTCTTAGCCGAGTTGAATAGGTTGGCTCTTTCCTCACTTCTTGTTTGCAAGTGATGGACCGCGACAACAGGCTGTTTCTTTGCCAGCTCCGTCATTGCCTCTGGGCTTAGTAAGTCTGTGCCAGTAATGACTATCTTGTCAAACTCCAAAGCCTCGCGCCATTGACTCGGTAGGAATGTCTTTACCTCGACAGGTGCATCCTCAAGCAAGGTGGCATCGGTCATCTCTGCACCGCCGACCAGCTTTCCCTGCCAATGCTCTGGCAGATGGTGGCTTATCCAAGCAATCACTTGAGTAGTTTCTTTAGCACCGGAACCCAATGCTTATCCCAGACAGTTTCGATGTCGAAGTCTTTAGCAAAGTCAATAGCAACCTGTGATGGGCCTCGCTTGGCGTAGTAAGACTCTTTGAGTGCGTTGACAAGGCTAGGGATGTTGGGTGTCTGCCACCAGGCATCCTGCCCTGCATCCCAGCTTGGCTGTCCATCGGTGAGCCATGAGTCCTCGCTGATTAGGTCAGGGGTTGCAGCCCAGTTAGATCCGATGACTCTAGTGCCACAAGCCTGAGCCTCTAGTGCCGGCACTCCAAAGCCTTCGCCGTAGCTAGGGGCAAGTAGCACATCCATCCTGGTATAGATAGCTGCAAGGTCTTTCTTAGCCATGCCAAAGCGGTAGTCCTGTGGGTTAGGCAGTAGCACCTTGTCTTTCGGGATTCCAAGCGACTGCAGAATCTGGATAAGGTTCCAACCACCTGCCATTCCATAAGGGTCAGTGTGCAGATAAAGCAAAGCATCAGGTTGCTGTTTAGAGAAGATGCTAAAGGCCATTAGCAATTCGCCAAAAGCTTTCCTGTGAATCAGACCCGAGGCCTTGTTAGCTGCAACAACTCCGACAAGGAAGTCATCCTCTTTGATGCCAAGGTAATCGTTGATGGCGTGTTTGCCAATCTCAAAGGTTGGCTTGTAAACCTTAGTGTCAACAGCGTGAGGAACATACTCACACTCGATGCCCTTGGCTGTCATCTGCCTAACACCATGAGGTGCCATTGCAATAGGTGTGACATTAGGTTTGCGTAGCCACTGCTCAACCTTAAGTGGCATAGTCATGTGATCTAGTGGAACCCATGAGGCGATAGGGAACTTGTCGTATCCCTTCGATTGCATAACCCAAACATCGTAAAGGCTGATAAACAGGTTTGGCTTCTCAGGGTCTTTGGCAATGAGGTTCGCGTGATCTATCGGTGCAGCATCGTTGCTGTATAGGTCAATGCCTCTTGGGAAGTGTGGCACTTTGCCAAAAGGTGTTTGGATGGTTGTCGGTACACCTTCGAGTCCGTAGTTAGACAACATCTGGACATCGAGCCCAGACCTTTTGAGGTTGTCTAGCAAGTGTGTGGCTTGCTGGCCGTATCCGGTTGGGGCGTTATAGCTGTTTGACCAAAGGCTGACAGCTCCGTTTAGTTTCTCTTTTTTAGTAGTAGGCATGGCCTAATCCTAGCAAAAGACAAGCCCCAAGCGAACCTACACGCTTGGGGCTTGTCAGCTTATTTAGCTAGGGCTAATTACTTACCCTGGTAGAAACCGAT